AAATCCCATCATACCTGACAAACCAACTGCAAACTTCATACGTGCAATGGTGAGATTGGCTGTAAAATCTGTAATTCTATTTTCAGTTCTGTAGTAGGTGCGGGGCAGTTCTACGTCAAAATTATACTTATAACCTACAACAACATCATCAGCAACATCAAGAGCGCCTTCACCAGTTGCCGTCAGGTTTTTGTTTGGAATTTCAAAATAAGACTCAAGTGTTGGTGCATTGGGTCCAGCTGAGTCAGTAAAACGTTTTGGTGTAATTGTAAATCCTGACTCAACAAAGTCACCGCTACTTGTGTCACCCTTAATAACAATGATTGGAGTCAAGCTTTGATCGTCAATAATGGGCAGGTAGCATTTAGTTCTGTTGTTGGTTGCGTCATAAATAACATGAGAAGCAGGGATGTTTTTGTACATGTCAATGCACGGGTTTACCTTTTCTCCCCTGTTATTGACAATGATAGCTTGCTCTGGGCTTTGGCTCAGCGCCGCTTTTAGCAGTACAAAATCATTTCCATGTCTTGTAACTGCATACATGTCATCTGAATCACAAGCTATAAACTGAACCGCACCTGGCATAATCCAGCTGACCCAAGATTCCATAAGGTTCTTTTCTCCGTCGTTGTAATAACGGAACAAAAACACCTCTTTTAGTGTCTGACCACTGAGGGCAATCAAGGAATTTTGTGGGCTGGAAACCATTGCATCAACACTCGGTGAAATCCATTCCTTCACAACACGAGAAGTGTCTAGCACTTGAGGGTTTTCCTGCTGACCACGTGTAATCATGCTAAAGACACGGCTGTAACCTGGCGTCTTGCTGACAAAATTAATGTTAGTACCAACATCCACAGGTTCAATTTGCTGATCCATTTGGTAGTTAGACAACGTCCTAATAGTCGCCAACGCTGGTGTCAGCACACCTGTATCAGAAAACAGGATAAACTGTTGGTTCTCACTAAACAACACAACACCCTGAGCGGTAGGCAAAACAGAGTTGAGAGACGTTGGTCTAATCGAAGAACAGCTAATATCGATTGGGTCAGAATCAATAACCGTTTGAGCTGTAGTAAAGAAGAAATTGTATGGGTCAGCAGACCGACTCATTATCACATTGTCTTGTGAAATGAAACCAAGACGATTGTTGTGAAAGAAACCACCAGTAATATTTTTTCCAACAAAACTCGGCATCGAGTTAGTATCGTCGTTACCAACTTTTCTGTCTACGTAATCGATTTGCCTAAATGTAAATGTGTCTAGGCTTGGGTTGATAAGTTCGTGAGGCATTTTGGAATTGTCTAGCCCCACTGAAACCGTAGGATCGAGCGCTTCTTCCCAAAAACCTTCACCACCCACACCATTGTGTGCTACAAATTTGACCCAATAATCAGCGTCACCAGCACCAGTTAAAACAATTTTAACAAGCCTTCCATGATCAGACTGTACAGGCAAATCAGAAGCGGTAGTGACAACATCTTCAATTGCTACAAAATCTAGGCCTGTAAGTCCACCAGTTGCGTGGACATCCATGTCAGCGGTATGTACTAATTCAAGGCTGTTTGCATATTGGTTGACAGTGATGCCAGCGTGGTCTGTTGCGGTAAGGCCCTCAATATCTGTTTTAAAACTTTCAAGAGCATCTGGTACTGTACTGGAACTGGTTGCAGAATATGTTACCGTTTCAGTATTCCCATTGACAGTAATATCGACCTGATAATCTTCACCCGCGAGAACAGACCCAAGAACAAGGGTTACTTGACGATGCGGATCGTAGTTTGCATCAGTAACCGCTTGATCTGCAGCCACTTCTATGGAAGTATTAATGATGATGCTGGTATCTTGAACAGTAATAATTTTAAAATTATCCCTTGTACCATTTAAGTAGCCCATCCCGTCAGGGTATGTGACAGTAGCTTGAACACCTGACAGTGCATTCCAGATCTCAATACCAGTCTCTTTAATTACGCCAATGTATTCTTCGTCATCATCACGTTTGATATAAAACCATTTTCTGCTACCGTAACTGGAACCTGATGCAAGATTAAGAATGTGCTCAAAACCAGGTCTTTTTGTCAGCCCATATGTAGCATCAGGAAATCCGTTGTAACATTCACGGACCTGACCTGGTAGCATTTTATCATCTGATTGTTTTGAAACCCCACCTAGATAGGTTCCGATCCGCTGAGTTACTGATGCCATTTATCGATAAAGTGCGTTGTAAGGTTGATAACTACGGTAACGATTGGTGTCCCCAGGGTGGCCAAAGAACGTATAGTCACCTTGATTGCATTCATACTCCATCGCCATAGCTCTAGTGAATGCTTCTTTTTGTTGGAGCATTTGGTATTGGTTTGTGTCGCCAACAATTCGGCTCGATGTGATCGCTGCAGCACGGGCAGTAATAAAATCTGCAATTGGTCTTGGAAGGTCGACCCAGTCAAACAACCAAACGATGTCACACTCAACTGGTTTGTCGAATTTATCGTCATGCTTGACTTTGTCGTAAAGTTTACCGTTGCGTCGGATGATGTCCATACCAACGTTAGACGCATTAGCTGTTGCGTCAATTTGCAAAACGTTGTTTGGAATCCTAATTTCTTTGTTTGTGTCTGGGGTCATTTTAATGTGACCCTCTTTGTTGAATGTCCATCCCTCCGCCTGTACTTCCCGTGAGACTTCAAGCAAAGTCTGATAGGCAATCGCAACGTCCGGGTTGGTTTGATCTAAGGTAGTCACAGGCGCTTGACCACATGACTGCAGAATTTGATTCACAGCGGGAAGTTCTTGCTGCGAGTTAGTGGTAGGAAAAGCCATATAAATAAAAAAAAAGGACCCCGAAGGGTCCCTGTATAGAGTTTAAATTTAAGAATCAGCCAAATGCAGCAGGCTTGTTTGTTGCATTGACACCAGCGTACAGCTCAACAGCTGCAGCAGGGTTCAGGTAGTCAGCACCCATGGCCAGACGGCCAAGGATGACGTCACCCTGATAAACGACAGAAACGTCGCCAGAGGTCACCTGAACTTGAGGGCCAATAGCTTCAACACAGCCAGCGGCTTCGCGTTGGAAGATCAGACCACAGGAGTTCTTGAAGTCAGCGGTTGCGCCGTCTCCACCCTCACCGTAATCATTGTTGATGCCAGTGTCTGTACCTTCAGCGTCTTCCATACCTTCACCAACAAAAGAGCCAGTGTTGCCAGGGTTAGTGACGCCAGGGTTAGTAGTAGAAGCGGTGCCATACTTAGTACCATAGTTACCAAAGAACGGGATGTTCATGGACTTGTAGATTTTGATACCAGCAATTTCAACCACGCCCTGGCCGCTTTGCAGAGCGTCACCAGTTTCGTCGCGGTTGATCAGGCCGTTGCTACCCACTTCTTGGATCAGTGCATAGTACTGACGGGGGTTGAGGACACCGACACGGCCGTCCTGGCTGACGCCCTTTTCATCCATCGCTGCGGCAGCATCGAAGAAAGCGGTCACGAGGTTGTTAGCGTCATAAGCCTCAGAAGCAGCAGGAGTAGCAGCGCTACCAACACGGATCTGAGTACCACCGGGCTCAACAAAGCCAGATTTGGTGATAGGGGAAGCCTTACGTGCGCCTTTAGCGATGGCACGGAAGATCAGACGATCATATTTTTGTGCCAGAGCATAGCCGATTTTCCGGCTAATCTCCGAGCGCAGATCGTAGTGAGACAGAGTCTCGTCCAAATCATACACGAAAGCTGAGCTGATCAGCAAGTCGTCTACGGTGATGGTCTTTTCAGCGACCGGCGGTGCGCCGTCACCGTTACCAAGAATAGCGTTGCCCGGGGTATGGTACTCCGCCGTGGTCCGACCAGTATAGATGAACTGGAGAGACTTGCCGTTCTTAAGTGTGCGCTTCATGACAAGGTCACGAGCGATCGCATTGTACTGGAAGCCCTTGAACATCTCGCCGGAAAACAGCTTAAGGTACAGGGCGCGGGCGTCACCCGCAGAGTTGGACTGACCAGCCCGTGTAAGGCTAGTGGTCAAGTCAGCAGATTGATGATTAACAGTCATTTGTTAGGTACGAATAAAGTGTATAAGCAGTCTCCAAACGTTTGGAAAGGCATTGTGCCAATATTTTTTGTGGTCTATCCCACCGTCTAGACGGCTAATGGGTATCCGCGTACGGGCCAAAAGCCAAGGCAAAGGAGGTCCGACTCTGAGGTGCCTCCAGTGCTATTCTGTTTTAAGTAGGCGCGGGGGCTTTCCGAACACCCGCCCCTTAAACCGTCCCTTCGGGCTTTACAATTTAGGAAAGCTCGTTAGTATTTGATTGGGGTGCAGGAGGATCAGAAGTGCTCTGGTCCTCTTTTTTTTCTTCAGTTTTTTGATCGGCTTCTTTGCCAAGGCTGTACCAAGTCACAGAAGCACGTGCTTTGTCAGTTTGATGTGACATTACGTTTGACAATGTAGGCAACGCCCCGATACTTCAAGACAACTTCTTTCTGTTGTGCTTGCTGTTCACGGACACGCTGACGAAGTTCGATTGGAGACATAATTAGATACCAAAAAAACCCACCCCCCGTTCCATGAGTGGGTTGCCTGCGTCCCAAAAGGGATGAACGTACGGCTTGATTCTAATTAGAAGTCATAAACAAATCCAACCTTTGTGCCATAGTTATTGTCAGCGTCAGAGGTCATAAAAGACACCTCAGCGTATGCTGACACGTTGTCCGCAAGGCTGACAGAACCGCCAGCTTTGCCTGAGAATTCGACCTCAGTGTCACCACCGTCAGGGGCAACCACACTAGGTCCGGCTTGGACGTACCAGTTGTCTTTTTTGTAACCAACGTGATTGTCGATTACGGTTGCGCTGTAATTAGACCCAACGAAACCAGAGTTGGCTTCGACGTTCAAATAGGGTCCAGCAGCAGCGGGGGCTGCAATAGCAATAAGTGCTGCGGGTAGAAATGCAGTCAGTTTCATGTCAGGCTTTGTAAGGTTTTTTGGCGGTTTTGGCAGCACGCTTGAAGTTGGCGGCAGTCGGGGCTCCGGGGGAACCTGGCTTCCGCATCTTCTCGCCACTGCCTTGTGCAATTCTACGTCGTTTTTTATGGATGTTTGCGTAAAGTCCGGGTTTAGCCATACTTTTTTTTAGATTTCTTTTTTGCTAAAGGAAGCTGTGGACCTGTCCGACGAAGGAACGTGTCCTTTTCGTTTGGATTTGTAGTGCTTTTGCCTTTGTTGTAGATCTTCTGTTTCTTCTGTGCACCTTTGTGGCCTGGGCCAATTTCAAAGGACTGTGAAACAAAGTTGCTACCAAACGCTTTTTGATCAACGCGCCCTTTTTTCATCAAGCCATCCCCCGACGACGAAGGGCAGCAAAATCAGATCCTTCAATTTTCATTCGATCCCCGGCCATGCGGGCAATCTGTTGCTGTTTAGGTGACAGCTTTTTATTCTTCTTTTTTGGTCGACCAGGTTTTGTGTATGTTCCAGGACCGTAAGGCATGGTTAAAAATTAATGTCAGATAGTTCGAGCTTTCGCATAATGTCATTCCTGTATGCAGCGTCACGCTCATAACGAG